GTCATCACCATGCCGGGCAGGATGTCGGCCTTGAAGTCCCACTCGGGGTTCAGGGTGGCGGCCTGCGGGGTGGCCTGGGTGTAGGCGTACAGGGGGCGCAGGGTGCGCGTCTGGTGGACGTTGTCGGCGGTCACGCGGAGCATGAGTGGTCCTCCTTGGTCAGAGAGTGATCAGGTAGTCGGGGAGCTGGGCGTCGCCCGTGGATGCGGCCCGCCCCATGGAGGGGTTGAGACGCTGGGGGGTCGCGGGGCGGGGCACGGTGCTCCGCTTCGCGGTCCGGGTGGGAGCCTTGGCCCCCGCCGCCTTGACCTGCGCGAGGAGGTCGAGGCGGTCCTGGACGATGATGGCGCTGGTCTTCTCGAGCTCAGCGAACTTGGCGAGGCGCTCATCGTTGGTGATGATGCCGTGCTCCTCGTACGCCTCGATGAGGGCGAGGGCCTGCATGGCGGACGCCTTGACGGGCGCGCCACCCTGGTTCTCGTACTCGGTGGGGTCGTACTGGGAGTCGGCGGCGTCGGCGGGCTGGGTCTCGTCGGGGGTGGTGACGTCGACCCGCTCGTCGGGCTTCGCGGCCTCCTCGTCGGCGTTGGAGTTCACCGGGTCACCGGTCTCGTCGAGGTCGACACGCTCGTCGGGCTGGGCGGCGTCCGTGTCGGCGTCAGCACGCTTGCGGTTGGCGTAGTAGCCGTCGTCGTCGTAGTCGTGGAAGTCCTCGAACGGGCACCGACCACCGGGGGCGGGCGTGTAGGAGGTGGAGATCGCGTCGTCCCACCAGAGGCCACACTCGCCGTCCTGCACCGGGTCACCCGCCGCGTCGATCTCGGCCTGGGTGCCGAGGGGCTTGACCGGGAAGTCGGCGGGGATCTCGTCAGGCTCCAGCTCGGATGCCTGCTTGTGACGGGTGGCGCGCTTGCGGCTGGCGATGGTGAGGCCCTGGACGGCGCTCTCAGCGGCGGACTTGGCCTCCTCGAGGGTGTCGAACATCGGGCTGGACCCACGGGGCACGGTCATCTCGCGGCCACCGTCGGTGTCCGTGTAGATGGCGTAGTCCCAGCCCTCGTCCTGGTGGTACCAGACCTCGATGTAGTGGCCCTTGTCGTCGTAGGCGGACGCGACGTCGGAGGCGACCTGGGCCCAGTCGAGGGAGGCGCGCTTGCGGCGGGCAGTGATGCCCGCACCCTGGAGTGCCTCGACCGCCTCGTTGCTGTTCTCGAAGTTGACCACCACCTCGTAGGTCTCGGCATCGACGAGCTCGGCGTAGGCGTCGCCCTCCAGGTAGAGGGTGAGGACGCGGCCCTGGTTGTCGATGTACTGGGAACCGTCCTGGCCGATCAGGCCGTCGGCGGACTTGAGGCCGATGGCGCTGACCTCATCGGAGGCCCCGGCCCGCTTGCGGCGGCGGGCGGTGCGGGTGCGGTGGTTCATGTTCACCTCGCGGTTGGTGTTGTTGCGGCGGGCGGACCGGCGGCCATAGGCGTTGGGGAGGCGCTTGAACTGGTGGTGTCCGGCCCAGGCCTTGGCGACGTCGGGGTCGGGGATGTCGGTCTGGACCGTCACCATGTCGCCCACGAGGGGCTCAAAGTAAACGGACCAGGATGCTCCTCCGTCGGTGGTCACCACGTAGTAGGTGCCCCCGTCCGAGGTATCCACGATGTAGCCGGTCTCGCCGCCGCCGGAGAAGTCGGACCAGTCGGTGTAGCTGTTGAACGACCCCTTGTGACCGCTCGCACGCTTGCGGCGTCGTGCGGTGAGGGTCATCACCTGGCCGGTGCCATCGTTGACGGCCTCGCTCAGAGTGGCGTAGGTGCCGACGAGCTCGGGCTCACCGGGGCCGGAGGGGAAGACCTCCAGGTCGTACATGCCGGTGTCGGGGTTGAGGGTGATGCGGACGCGGCTGGTCTCCTGGCTGATGAGCCCGCCGGGCACCGACTCCCACCCATCGACCGGCGGAATGCTCGCCCGCTTGCGGTGGGCGCGTCGGCCTGCGGAGACCTCATCCACCTCGTCCCAGTCGGGAGCGAACTGCGCCAGGGAGTCGAGGGCGTAGGTCTTCACCTCGTCAGCCGAGGAGAACCCCCCGGGCTTGGACACGACCCCGACGTAGTCGCCGTTGACGGCGTTCTCGAGGTGGACGTCGTCGCCATCCTGGATGATGTTGTAGGTGCCACCCTTGATGTCCACGGTGGGCGGAAGCGATGCGCGCTTGCGGTGGGCGGCGATGGCGCGGTTCACCTCGGCGAGGCGTCGGATGGCGGCCTGTCGATCGCGGGGGTTGCGGGGCATGGTGTGGTCCTCCTGGTCGGTGTCGGGGTCGTCCCCGTGGTCGCCCTCAGGCTCGTTTCGGAGATCGTGCTCCTTGGCCTTTGAGGTGTCGGGGTCCTGGAGCTCCTTGGGCGGGGTGACGTAGTCGCACCAACGGCACTGGGTGCCGTTGAAGTCCTCGGCCCCGCACGCGGGGCAGGGGTCGGAGTTGGTCAGGGTGTCGACCTGCTGGGGTGCGACGCGGTCGTCGTAGGCGCGCTTGCGGCGGGCGGTTCGGGCGTCGAGGACGGTCTGCGCGAGGGCGGTCTCGTCGGCGGGATCGAACACGAAGCTGATCTCGAAGAAGTTGACGCCCCGGCAGATTTCGTAGACGAGGACGTCCTCGACCTCGCCGTTCGCGGCGGCGCGCTGGAGGGTCTGGCCCTTGTGGTGGAGGACGTGCTCGCAGAAGTCGCCGAGGTCGTCGGCCTCGTTCCCGCAGTAGGAGCAGATGGTGGACTCGACCTCGCATCCCATGGAAACGGAGTCGATGTTGCCGTCAGCGATTTCCTGGGCGAGCTTGGGGAACGCCTGGGCGTCGACCTCGATGAGGAGCTCGATGTACCGGTCGTCGTTGTCCTCGCGGTAGGCGGAGGCGACGACGATGCCACGGGTTCGGGTGGGGTCGTGGTTCTCGTGGTTCACGAAGACGGGGCGACCCTCGAAGGTGGTGTAGGCGCGCTTGAGCTCAGAGGACTCGAAGCCGTCGAAGTTCCGGTTGACGCGGGCGGAGATCGCCCGGACCCGGGTGTAGATCATGCCGGGCTGGGGGGTGAACGACTCGAGGCCGAAGTCGCGGGCGAGCGCGTCACGCTCGGCCTGCTTGCTGAGTCCGGCGACCTTGTTCACGGTCGCGGTCTTGATGTTCGCGGTGTGGCGCACGGTCACCCCCTGCCCTTCAAGTTCCGGTTGCTGTTCTCATTGTTCCACATGTTGCGGAGGACCACGGGTTCCTCTTTTCGTTGCCGGGTCAGAGTTGCAGGTAGTGGGAGTTGTCGAGACGAAGGCGCTGGAGCTGGGATGCGGTACCGGACTCGGCGATCAGCTCGGCCTCCTCCTCGGGGGTGTAGACCTTGCCCGCGACGCGGAGCAGTCCGGCGGAGCGGCGCTCGACGTTGCGGTAGTACTCGCGGGACTGCATCTCGAGGTAGAGCGCGAGCGCGTGGGAGCACATGCGGCCCACGTAGGTGTGCTGGCGCTTCCAGGCCCACTGGCCCCAGCCGCAGGTGCATCCCCAGCCGGTAACGGCGTAGTTGCCGGAGCCGGAGCCGTGGCGCTGGACGTAGGTCTCATAGGAGCCGGAGGTGCCACGGATGGTGGCTTCGATGTAGTCGCCGTCGTCGCGGGTGACGTTGATGGCCATCTGGGCGCGGAGTTGCTTGGCCTTCTCCTGGATGTCGGCCCAGGCGGAGGTGACGCCGACCGTGGGGTTCGGGTCGTCGGGGTCCGGTTCGGTGCCCTCCTCGCCGAGGAGAACGATGTTCGCCCAGTCTCCGGGCACGTCCTCCGAGGCGGTGCGGTGGCCGCTGGTGAGGGTGGTGGCGCGCCCGTCCTCGTAGTGGAGGGTGTCAAGCGGGTCGGTGTCCTCGCCGAACGGGTTGTCGATGCTGGTGGTGGGGACGGGCTCCCACGGGAGGTGGTCCAGGTCGACGTTCGGGGCGGGGGTGAACGGGTCGGGGTCGAAGCCGTCGACCTCGGCGACTCGGTACCAGCCCTCGAAGCCGTTACCGGCGACGTGGACGTGCCCGCCGTGCTGGGAGTCCTGGTACTCGGTCACGCGACCGCGCCCTTCGGGGGTGTTCACCCAGGTGGTCATGGGGTCTCCTTCTTCCGGTAGTCGGCGCGGGGGCGGAGGCCGGGGCGGCGGTTCTCCCATGCGCGGTGCTGTACGGCGTCCTCGACGGATGCCTCCTCCAGCTTATCCCTCATTCCCTGCACGGATCGGTACCCCACGTCGAACGCACGGAGAGCGGGCCCGAGCTTGTACGTCCGCATCTCGTCCGAGATCTCCGGGCGCTGGGAGATCTGGTTGCGAGTGACCTGCTCGGTGCCGGTGGGGCTTTCGCCTGCGGGCGCGGCGTCCGACGGGTTCTCCTCGACGGGCGCGATGTTGGGGGTGGGCGGCGGGTCGGTGATGTCCGTGGTGGGCTCGTCCCGCTCCCCCTCGTCCTCGCCTTCCTCCTGGCTGGGGGGCGGGCCGACCTGTGCGGGCGGGGCGAACTCCTCGGGGATGGGGAGGCCCTTGGCTGTGAGGACCTCGCGGACCCGCTCCTTGTACTCCGCCTCGGCGACGACCTTGCGGACCTTCTCGTAGAGGACCTTCTCCTGCTCGTCGTCGAAGTCGATGGGGATGTTGACGGCGAGGGCACGGTCGGACACGGGGACCCCCGCGTTCTTGAGCTCCCGCATGAAGGCGCGCTCGGTGGCCTCGTCCCGGAGATTGAGTGTCTTGAACTGGATCTCGGGGACGAGGAGCTTGGGTCGCTTGCGGACATACTCCCGCCCGGTCTCCTCGTCGATCTCGTAGACCTCTTCGTAGATCGGGGTGCGGACCCCGCCTGAGAGCTCGTAGTCGAAGTGCTCCTGGGCCTCGGCGACCAGCTCGGCGCGGCGGCGGAAGTGGCGCTTGAGCTTGTTCTGGTGGGTCGCCATGAGCTGGGTGACTAGCTCGCGGTTCAGGGCGGAGGATGCGTAGGCCCCGTTGCTGGACCCGGAGATCAGGCTCTCGCCGATACCCCAGATCTGGAGTAGCTTCCGCTCGATGCGCTGGTAGTCCTGGTCGAACCGGGGCATGGACTCGCGTCCGAACACGGACTCGAGGCGGAGCCCCATGTGGTGGACCAGGAGCCGGAAGTCACCCGCGAGGGCCGCCTGGATCTGGGCGCTGATGTTGTCGAGTTCCTCCTGGGTGGGGATCCAGGGGCCCTGGCCGTCGCCGACGTCGGTCCCGGAGAGTCCAGCGGTGGCGAGGAGGAAGGGGGAGTAGAGGCGGCTCGCCACGGAATCCTGGGCAACGTTGAGGGATTCCTCGAGCATGAGCTGGGTGAAGCCGCGCATGATGTGGGGGGTGCCGTAGAGGTCCCACGGGGAGTTCCGGTTGACCATCCGGGAGATGAGGATGGGGCTAACGTCCAGCTTCTCGTCGTTTTCGACGGACCGGATGAGTTGCGGGAAGGACTCGGCGAGGCGCTTGTACTCGTAGGCGGGCTCCTTGTCCTCGATGATTTTCCGGAGGTAGGAGGGGACGCCGATCTTGACGCGGGGGTCGCGGTCGAAGGGTCCCTGGACGACCTCCAGGTCGTCGGGGTTGAGGATCTCCTCGTTGTCCCAGACGCCGAGCGCCTCGTTGAAGGAGCCGAGGGATGTGGCCTCGCCGACGGTCCAGTACTCGCGGGACAGGTCGATCATGAACTCGTCGTAGTCGAGCTGGTTGAAGAACAGCTCGGAGTAGAACTCAGTGAGGGCGTCGTCCTTGCAGACGATCTCCGCGCCGGTCACGGGGTAGCGGGAGTAGATGTCGACGCAGAGGGGGACCAGGTTGTGGGATCGGTAGTACTCGCGGGACAGGGCGCGGGTTTTCCGGAGGGCTTCGAACTCGTCGCCGCCCTCCGATGACGGGATGACACCCGCGTTGCGGAGGCTCTGGAACGGGTCGTTCGGCTTCGGGAGGGCCCGCTGGATGGTGTTGGCGGTCCGGTTCTTGAAGTGCGCCAGGTCCGGGTTACCGGCCTGCGCGGCGAGCTTCTGACCAGCCGAGATGAGGCGACGGTCCAGCGAGTTCAGGTTGTCCTGGTCCTGGGGCATTTGGATCCTTCTGGTAGCGAGGCCGGGGGAGGGTTGGCTCCCACCCCCGGCCTGCGTCGGGTGACTGTCAGCCGCGCTTGATGGTGGACCGGAGGTAGTCGCGGTAGCCGGTCAGGTACGCCAGGGGGGCGGCGGGGCTCGGCGTGAGGTTGCGCTGGGCGGCGCGGCGGCCCGCCTGGTAGGCGAGCTTGTCGCTGTTCTCCTGCGCGCGCCTCACACGGTTCGCCCGTCGCGCGGTGACGCCCTGGTCCGGGTCGGCGATCCCGTTGGCGATGTCCTCAGCGGCCCGCTTGGCGGAGTCCGTGTCGGGGTAGGTCTTCACCGAGAGCGGCATGTCCCCGTCCTGGTAATCCTTGAATACCCAGAGATCCGTGCCGATCACAATGTCGAACGCCCACTGCCCCGACTCGGCGGACCAGGACTTCGGCTCCTGGGGGTCCTGGGTCCACTGGAGGACACCAGCCTGCTTGCGCTGGGCCCGGCGGTGCATGTCGTGCTGGCTGGAGTTCATGGTGCCCTTTCGATTCTGGGTGGTACGGCGGCGGTCGGTCCGGCGGCTGAATCGCTCCTTGGCGAGGGAGGCGAGGGAGTTCTGGGCCTCCCAGTGGGTCTCCTGCTCCATGACAATCTCACCGTCGATGGAGCCCTCGTACAGGTCCGTGCTCGGGTTGTACTCGACCACGAAGGAGTGGCCCATGGCCTCCGCCGTGTACCGGTCCTCGATGTAGTCACTGTTCGGGCTCCACTGAAGGACCAGGGCGGTCTTGCGGTTCGCGGTGCGACCGGACTGGCGGCGCTTGGCGAGGACGGCCTCGGGGCGGGCCTCGACCTCGCGGGCGACCATGCGGCGCTCGCCGTTGACCCCCTCGATGGTGTAGGAGTTCCACTGCTTGCCGCAGGCGCACCGGGAGAAGCCGAGCTTGTTTCCGGTGCCGCAGGACGGGCAGTCGAAGCCATCCTGGGCGACGTCGGAGGTGTACGTCATGCCGTCGGCTCCGAGCGACCATGCCTGCTTGCGTCGCCGGTTGGTGCTGGCCTGGTTACGGCGGCTGGCGCGTCGGGCGGACCGGCGGCGTGCGGTTCGCCCGCTCGCGTCCTCCTGCTCGGCGACGGACTTGGCCTCGTCGAGGGTGGCGGCGTAGTCGAAGATGCGGCCATCGCCGTTCATCCGGTCGCTGTAGTACTTGATGCTGAAGTACTCGTCGCCGGGGTACTTGAAGATGTGGTAGGCGGTGTTGTCGCCCTTGTCGGCGTAGGCACCGACGCCGTCCTGCTCCCAGGTCAGCGCCGAGGACTTGCGGCGGGATGCGATGCGGATGGTGTCGCCCTTGGGGGTGCCCATGGTGGTTGCCGTGGCCTTGGGGGCTTCCCGGTCGGGGTTGTCCGTGAAGCGACCGTCGTTCTCGACCTGGTACACGGCCTCCTGCTGGGCCTCGTCGAGGCTCAGGCCCGCCTCCGACCACACGAACCGGTCCTTGGTCCGGTACTTGGAGTAGAGGTCCCAGTAGGTACCTTCCGCGTTGGGGTAGACGAGGTAGTCGTAGAGGCCGTCGGTCTGGTACATGTAGCCCGTCTTGCCGTCAATCGTCACCTGCTCCGGCGCAACCGACGCGGCCTTGCGGCGGGCGGTGCGGCGGTGCGCGGTGTTGGTCGGCGCGGGACGCTTCCGCGATGCCGTGATCCATCCCTCCGCGATGGCGTCCGCCAGGGCCCCCTCCTTGGCCTCCGCCTCCGTGGCATACGGTCCGCCCACCCGCCAACCACTCTTGTCCTCGTAATCGAGGTGGTACGCGGCGTAGTACTGGCCGTTGATGATGTGGACGGAGTAGTAGTCGTCGCTGTCCGGGCGGAGGTACGCGATGGGAGTGCCATCCAGATCCTCCCACTGAAGAGCGGCGGACTTGCGGCGGGCCGTGCGGCCGTTGGCGTGGTCCTCGGCGACCTGCATGGCCTGGAACTCGCCGACGCCCTCGATGAGGACGGTGGCGACCGAGCCCTTGATGGCCTGCAGGGTGTAGCTGTAGTTCTCGGGGGCGATGATGTAGAGGGTGCCGTCGGGGCCGGTCGCGCGGATGGTCGGCTGGATGGTGCCGTCCTCGAAGAAGCCGGGGGCACCGTCCGTCCAGGCGAGGGAGGCCTGCTTGCGGCGGGCGGTGCGGCGGGCGTAGACGGTCCGGGCGGCGTCCTGGGCCTGCTCGCGGGTGGGGTAGCGACCGACGGTGGTGGTGGTGAGGCCGTCGTTGACGGTCAGGTCGTACTCGCCTGCCCCGCCGAGGCTGATGGTGTACTCGTTGCCGAACATGTCGGTGCCGAAGCCGTCGTCTTCCCAGGTGACATGGGTGGCGGTGCGGCGCTTGCGGCGGGAGTGGCGCGCCGTGCGGTTGGCGTGGTAGTGCTCGTCGGCGGCCTGCTTGGCCTCGTCCACGGTGGCGTGGTTGCCGATGAGCTGGTCGTCGTCGAGGCGGCCCGAGTCGTTGTACCAGAGGGAGACGGTGCCGTCGCTGTTGTAGGTGATGTCGTAGGTGACACGGTGGCCGCCGGTGCTCATCTCGGCGTGCTCGTGGGTGTCGTAGTCATCCCACAGGAGGAAGGTGCTGGCGTGACGGGTGGCACGCTTCCGGGGCTTCGGCTTGGTGTCGAGCGTGAGGGCGGCGACGCGGTCGCGGATGGCGTTCATGGTGTCGTCGCTGGTCTCGGTCTCCTTGGCGGCGGAGCGGCGGACGTTGGTGATGCCCATGTCCCAGCGCTGGTTGAAGTCGTCGCGGGAGGCCGCGTTGCGGAAGAAGTCGCCGGTGTCCTCGACGATGCGGGCGGCGGCACGGTCGAGTGCCTCGTCGCGCTTCTCAGCGGCGATCTTCTTGTCGTAGCCCTCGTGGCCGAGGGACTCGAAGGTTCCGTAGTCCGACATCCTGTCTCCTAACGTTGTGGCGGGGTTCGCCGGGGTACCTGGGGGCGTGTTGGGTGGTTCAGAGGCGGGTCCAGGAGTGCTCGCGCACGCGGGTCACCCCGTCCACCTCGAACAGGGACTCCTCTAGCGGGCCGACGATCTCCCCTGCCTTGTACTCGGCGGGGTTGACGGTTCGGATGGTGGGGCGGATCCGTTGAGTCATCCGACCGTCGGCGAACTCGACCAGAACAGACGGGATGTCCACGCTGACGACGCCTTGCAGGTCCTCGAGTGCCGCTCGGAGTTCGGAGACATCCCGAGGGTCCAGGGCGGGGTTGTCATCCCTCTCCCTGGTTACTCGGAGCGTGAAGTCGACGGTCTGCAAGGTATGGCTCACGCCCCCATCATACTTCCGAGGAAGGGCAGGAGGAGGACAAAGCTCCCCCCGCCGATGATCCCGAGGATGTCCTCGGCCCAGATGAGGAACACGCGGCCATCTTCCGTCCACTGGGTGCCCCGGGGTGCGGGGGTGGCGGGGGTCGTGCGTCCGGTCAGTCCGGTTTCCATGTTGCCCTACTTTCTGGCCTCCCTTGGCCGTTTCGCTCCCGTCAGCCTATAGGTAAACCTATAGCCCTGGCAAGTCAGATGAAGAGGATCCGGTCGTCGACCCGGGATGCGGTGTGGACGTTCGCGGACTTGCGGGCACGGGGTGCGCGGTCACGCTGTGCGCGACGTTCGCGCTCCACGCTGGCGAGGAACGTGTCGATGATGTTGGCGCGCTCCTGGTCGTCTGCGACGCGGGATGCCTGGACCTCGATGTAGTCGTAGGCGCGGGTCCGCATCTCCTGGGCGGAGAAGAGGGCGGTCGCGTTGCTGGCGACGAACCGCTTGGGGCGGGTGGCGACGAACACGCGCCAGTCGGAGTCGGTGGGCTCGCCGGTCGGCGCGACGGTGCGGCGCTGGTCCCCGTAGGTGGAGGCGCGGTAGGTGGGGAGCGCGTTGTCGGCCTCCGTGTAGGACACGGCCCGGAGTTCCTCGACGACGCGGGTGAGGGTGTCCCTCTCCTCGTCGAGGTCCCGGATCCAGGTGCCGACCTCGGCCTCCTCTCCGTCCTCCAGGTTCGTATCGGCGAGCACGACGGTGGCCTGGCGGCGAACCTTGGCGATCCGCTCGAGCCGGTCGTGGATGTCCGCCTCGTCGCCCGTGAACCACATGGTGGACGCGAGGTTGTGGATGCTCCGCTTCACGCGGTGGTAGCTGGCAACTTCGACCTGCGCGACGTGGCGCATGGGGCGCTTCTCGAACACTTCCACTCCTGACGGTAGGACCCTCTGCACCAGGTTACCGCAAACCGGGGGCCCGTTAGAGGCGTCGCCCGCGACTCCGCAGACCGCCCCCTCCCAGGCCGCCAGCACGAAGCCCGCCCAGTCGCTCCCGGACGCCGCCACCTCCCATTGGGAGCGTCGGCGCGCTGGGGTTCAGCAGGGAGTTCGTCGGGTAGCCGCCGGGCGCTCCAACGGCGATGGTGGTGTCCAGGTTGTCCGCGCGTCCGAGCTGTGACTCCAGGAGGCTCACGGTCACCTCCATCACCGTGTCGGCGAGGTCCTTCGTGGTGACCGGGCCGATGTTCTGCTTCTCCACCTTGCCGTTTTTCTCAGTGAGGAACTTCAGCTCCTGCTCCAGCAGGGACCCCTCGCCGTCGTCGAAGAAGGTGTCTTTGTAGGCATGGACCCACCCCATGTTGAGGGCCGTCTTGAACTGCTCGGCGACCTTCTGGTTGCGGGTGTGGTTGAACGTGACCTCCTTGACGGTGGTGGCCGTGCCGAGCTTCTTCACCGTTTGCCGGAGCTTGTGAATGAAGCCCACGGAGTTCCATTGGTCGAAGGAGAACACCTGCAATGAACGGTATTTCCCGAGGAGGCCCTGGAGGTCCTTTTCGATCTGCACGTAGTCCACCGTGTGGTTGTCGAACTGGCTGGGCTGGTAGACGTGCAGGAAGTCGAAGACGACGTGGTTCCAGTGGTCCCCGTGCTCGTCGGGGATCTCGGACCGCTCCAGGTGCCCGATGGCGATGGCGAAGTTGGCGTTCGACTTCGAGGGGTCAACGTGGCCGTGGTACACGACACCCACGCGCCCCGCCTCCCGCCGCTCGAGGACGCGGAGGGGTTCGCCCTCCTTCAGACGGAAGGGTCGGAACATGTCGTCGACCTTCTCGGGGTCCAGGTAGGCACCGACGACCTCGGCGAACTGAGCGCGGCGCTCGACCTTGAACTTCTCGGGGTCGCGTTTCTCCAGGCGGACCATGCGCTCGTTCTCGACGCGCCCGTTCATGAGGGGCTCGTACTGGATGGCCCGTTTGAACGAGACGCCGACGAGCTTCTTCCCGTCCTCCCAGTCCCGGTAGAGCTCCCAGGACGGGAGCTGGACGACGAGGAGCTCGGGGTCGGCGTAGACCTCCTGCTCGAAGTCCTCCAGCTCGTCCGCGAGGTCGTCCTGGTCGTAGACCTTCGCGCGGCCCGCGCGCTCCTTCTCCAGGTACTCGGGCATCAGGACGCGCCCGTTGGTGTAGAGCTCGTAGAACTTACCGACCTTCGTCAGGGGCGACGAGGGGATGTAGGTGAGGGCGTCTCGGCCTAGCTGGTCGAGTGCCGGGTGGTAGGCGGCGTAGACCTCGTCGCTGGTGCGGGGGCCACCGGTGCCGTTGACGAGGTGTGCGAACTCGTCGTAGAAGTTGGCGAACGCGGATCCGCCACGGCCGGAGCTGGAGTTCGAGGACATCGCCACTGCCTGGATGGATGCGATCTCGCGGTCCACGGGGAGGCCCTGGGTGGTCATCTCGGCGATGCGGCGGAGGTCGGCTGGGGTTCGGAGTGCGAGCCGGTACTCCTTGGACACCGAGAGGCGGGAGGTGAGCCACGGGTTCTGCTCCACGGCCTGGCGGACGTCGGCGAAGAGGAACTTCTTGGCCTGGTCCTGGTTGGTGGCGACGACGTGGAGGAACATCTCCTTGCCCTCGGCGATCCCGTAGTGCTCCTGGGGGTTGTCGAGGGAGACCATGTACCCCAGGCGTTCGGCGCCGAGGACGCCGCCGATCATGCCCTTGGAGGCGCGGCGTCCGAGGATGGCCTGGACGTGGGGGAAGTGGGTGTAGCCGTTGGCCTTGAGGAAGTCGACACGCTCCCAGATGTCCTCCTGGACCCCGGCGGGGGTGCGGGGGTCCTTGAAGCCCTGCCGCCACTCCTCGATCACGTCGATGTCGTAGGCCGTCATGTTCTCGGTCTCGAGGTGGATGAGTTTGAGGAGGGTCTGCTGGCGCGGATACAGGCGGAGCCCGGTGAAGGATGGGTGTGTTGCGAAGTCGATGATGGAGTCCCACGGTCGCGCCTGGTTCATGGCGGACCGGAACTGCCCAACGAGGTCTAGGGTGACGCGCTCGATGGCGGCGCGGTTCTTCGCTGAGCTACTGCTTCCCACTCGTCCCTCCGGTGGCGTGTGAGGGGAGGGGCCAACCTCGGCCCCGCCCCGGATGTTTCACGTGAAACGTGGGGGCTTACTGACGTTTCCGAGCGTCCCCCGTGGTGCCGGTCTGCTCGTGGTTGATGACCGCCTTCATGGCCTCGTCGGTGTTGTAGAAGGCACCGAGATCCTGCCCGTCGCTGGTCGTCACCTTCACGTACTCCGCGTCGAAGTAGTTGATCGTGTAGGTGACACCGTTGTCGCCAGTGGCGGTGTAGATGGG